CTGGTACTTGGCGCAGACGGTGGTGTACGCGGAGTACTTCTTGTCAGCGATGAGGTGGCGGTAGTTGTCGGGCGCGTCGAGCTCGGCGTGGTCGCCGCAGATGACGTCGCGGAGCTCGTCGATGTCGGTACGCGAGCCCTGGGAGCCGGGCTCGGGCAGGCGGATGGAGCCCTCCTGCAGGAAGTTGGTGGCACCACCTACGCCGTGCTGCGGGTGGTCGGCGCCGGAGGCCTGCCACTCGGACTTGAGGATGACGTCGCCCTTCTTGAGGTAGTTGACGATAGACTTGGGGCCGTCCAGGGTGCGGAGCGGGGTCTTGAGGTCAATGACAACGCCAGCGACTGCGCCGCCCAGCGGTGTTGAGAGCGCAGTGCGCAGCATGGCCATGGAGACCTTGCGGACGTTGCCGCTGGTGGTCTTGCCGCACTGGAAGGCACAGTGGACGTGAACGCGCTTGGTGGTAGGGCAGATCTCCGTGACGATGCCCCACCAACCGTCTGGCCCAGCGCACTTGCGCAGCAGCTTGACCATGACGGTGTACGCCAGCGTGGACCAGTTGGAGTCGATCTGGTCGATGAGCTCGTCGTTGCCGACGAGGTCCGGGTTGAGCGCCACGAGCGGGACGAAGAAGGTGAGCATGGCGGACGAGCACTGAGGAGTGGGCATGACGAGTGACGGTAGCGTGCGGTGTTCGCGTTTCTCACCGGTTTTTCAAACCGCGCGGGAAGGGGAAGGGGGGAAGTTATTACGCAATGAAAGGTGGTAATAACTTCTTGGGGGGGTATCGCGGACGCTAGCGCGGCCACTCCTTCCATTCTATAATCCGCTAGGTAGTTTAGACGATCCTTTATTAATCTGTATGCTGACACAACACCGTATGCTGACAGGGTATGACCACGCACGGTACTGCAAACAATCCGCAAATTCTGCGGGGGGGGCAGGAGGGCCCCCCTACCGCAAATTAGCGGATTCGTTCGCGACCCGTTCGTGGGGCCGCAGGCGCCTAGAGAGAAACGGCCTTCTCGTTTCGATCGCGCCAGACGTTGGTTTTCATGCAGGAGAAGCGTACGGCGTGTTCGGGGGCAAGTTGGTCGTGACCGGTGTCACTGGTGGTGACGATGCACCAGATGTTCTGCTTGGGGTCGATGTTATCGTAGGAGTAGGGGCCGATGGTCTTGGTTTCGGCGGGGTTCGCGTCAAAGCTCATAGCCTGGGCTTCTTGCTGGGAGTACTTGAGGCACTTGACCACCATGTTCGGCCGGATTGTGATCGAGCAGAACCGGTCGGCGTGCGTGGTAGCGGGCTTGGTGTGGGAGGCCGAGTGCTCGTGGCCTCCGCCGACAAGGTCGGCTAGGTTGTCCGCTGTTTGGTGGATGATCCCGTAGGGGGGCTGCTCCGACATGGAGTCTAGGAACAGGCGGCGGTGCTTGATGATCTTGTACTGCTTACGATCGATCCAGTTAGTGGACATGGGCTTGCTGCCTATGTCTTTCCACTGAGGGAGGGTGTAGGGGAGGTACGAGGTACCGTGATCATTACTGGTGGTCACTGTGGTGCGCCACGGGTCCGGGATGTCCCGGATCGTCTTTTGTTGGACGATGTAGATGTCTGCGTACGTCTCGGGTACCCAGGCATTGAAGTGGAACTTGAGGGTGGTACTCTTCCAGAGCAGCTCCTGTCCGCTGGGGCGGGGCTGTCCCTGCGACTGATCCTTCATCAGGGGGTCGAGCGGGAGGAAAGGGTGGTTGACTTGGGCGTAGTCATCCATGACGGGGGTTTCGAACCCTGGGAAGGTTGTGTTGGCCTGGATCCACTTGCTAGGTGGCTCAAACTGCTGGCCGCAGTACAGGCTGTTGAGGTGGAGGGCAGCAGGATACTTGTTGGTGATGTGCACTGGGCCTCCGGTGCCCGAGATGCGGGGCTGGTGGGAGTAGTTGACTTGGATGGGGCCGTAGGTGTCGTCCTTGAGTTTCGCTATGGCTGTGGCGTTGGCGAGGACGAGGGACTTGACCTTGCGGGAACCAGGTTTGGATCTGGCTGCCCGCTTGACCTGGGTGCGCTTGGCCTTAGCAGCGCGAGCATATTTAGAATATACTTTCTTCGTGCCGCGGCTGGTAACGCGGCGAGAGCGAGTACTACGCTTAGGGCGAGGGCGAGGCATGGCGCGGCGCAAGTTGGGTCCAACGTTGTGCAGTGAGGCAGGGAGTGGGTTCGCGGCGTTCACGAACGGTTTATTGTGATAAAGCGAACACTCTAGGGGGGTAAACCGGGACACTCTAGTTTCCGGTGTACATGAAGGTGTTGTCGGGCTCGGACAGGGTGTGGATCACGAGGCGGTCCGAGGTGAAGTTGACCTCGTTGGGCATCTGGTTGGCGAACACGAGGACATGGGCGTCGTAGTCGCGCACGTAGGAGTGCGAGTTGTACTTGGGCGAGAAGTAGGCGCCATCCTTGATCTTCTCGATGGCGCCGTAGTTGATGTACTCCGCGGCGCAGGACCGCGGGATGTCGAAGATGGCGATGCGCTGGCCCATGTAGGCGTGGAAGATGTCGCCCTGCTTGCCCGAGAGCGTGATCGCGCGGTGGTTGAAGAGCAGGTCCTTGACCAGGGTGGACTTGCCGGCGGCGCCGGCGGGGTCGTAGTACCAGTGGATCGAGCGCGTGTCGGTGCACGGCTCGGAGATCATGTCGATCACCTCCTGCTGCCACGGGCGGTAGTCGGCGATGATCTGGCGCTCCTTGGTGTAGCGGTTGGCGATGAGGTCCTTGACGAAGTTCTGGTACTTGGCGCAGACGGTGGTGTACGCGGAGTACTTCTTGTCAGCGATGAGGTGGCGGTAGTTGTCGGGCGCGTCGAGCTCGGCGTGGTCG